CGGGCGGGAATCATGCAGAGGTCTTTGTGCTTGAGGCCGAACGCTGCCGCGTTTCTGTGTGCCAGATACGAGGATTCATCGCCACGCTTGCGAACTTTATCGTTGGCCTCAAGAGTTTGTGGCGGCATCCAAGTACCACCACGTTGAGCGGCATACGTATCGCCAAGATTGGCCCAAACGGTTCCCTCTGGCTGTAATGTGCGCCGTACCTCGCGGAACACTTCAACCATCTTCTGAACGTATTCTTGCGGTGTTGGCTCAAGGCCGATCTGACCTTCAACCCCATAGTCACGTAATCCCCAATACGGAGGGCTCGTCACAACACAATGCACAGACTCGCTCTCCATGCCTTTCAGCACGTCAAGTACGTGTCCGTGATGTATCGTGAACTGGTTCATGCTGTTTACCTTCCCCCTGAAGGGCTCAACTTTGATTGGAATTACCCTTGAACCTGTAATTCTGCGCCGACAAGTGCAATAGCCAGTGGGCCTATTACGTCTCCCGCATCATTGATCATTCGGCGCAAGTGATCGGCCATTGCTTCGCATTGTTCACGAGACGCTGGCGGTAAGTCCGAAATCATTCCCTTAATAGCCAACACGGTCAGTTCGTCTTCGGTCATGTGCTTTCCTTTCCACTCCCCTGAAGGACTCAAGCCGCCTTCTTCTTCCTACACTCACGGCAATAAGAATCGCGCTCATCCAGTTTCTGACGGTCGAAAGCGAACTGCTCAAAGTCCATCGTTTCTCGACAACGCCTACACATCTTCTGACCATCGGCGCGTAACTGTTCGAGTCGTTTCTTGATCTCTTTTCGCTTCGCCTGAAACTCAGTACGAATCTGAAAGAGTTCCATCTGCGCTTCTTGGATTGCCGCTATGCGTTCTGCTTCGCTCACGCTGCCATCCTGATCCTTTTGTGGCCCTTGCTTCTCGTGATCTCGCCCGCTTCCTCAAGCCGGACAATCTCATCGTGAACGCAAGTCTTCGATACTCCGTAGCGGTCTGCGAGCATCTGAATCGTCGGTGATTCACCGTTGCCATCAATGAAGCCGCGAATGAATTTCAGCATTGCGGCTGAGTCGATTTTGTCTCTGTGTCTGGTGAATCTCATATCGTTTTCAGGTCAGCCGGTTTTTGACAATCGCTGCATAGCTTGGGCCAGGATGTCGTCAAGAGTTTGACTACTTGATCGAACGTCAACTCCTTCTCTTTGCCGCAGAACGGACATTCGAGAATCCCTCCGTTCGGGTAGCCGAGCTGGATTGTTTTGAGCATTCGGTCTGAACTCAACAGACTGCCCATTGGTGACATTGGCGCGTTTGCTCTGTCTCTCTCGTAGGTCGTACTCACTTAGAAGTCCTTTCACGTTTCGCGGGTTGAACTTGTTCCACTTGGCTTCTTTCCAGTAACCCCAATTCGCTAAAACTGTTTTCCACAACTCAAGATTGGTAACTGTGGAAATGATGTCTTCTCTAAAGCCAAGATTGACGTTGAGTTTGAATTGATCGCGGTAAGCCTTCACCGCTTCATGCTCTAAAGTTGCATCTTTGGACATAGCCCGACCTTTACCCCGTAATCTTCCTCTTCAGGTGTTCCGGTGTCTGCTGCATTTGTATTAACCAAGCGAGTGTTGCGCTGTTTCAGGTTCGAGGCCGGAACTTAGTCGTCACTCTTTGGGAGTGGATTACGTCTGCCAGGTTGTCAGGTCGTCGGACATTGCCTGGATTCGTTCTCAGCCCGCTACGCCCTCGTAGCATTTCAAACCACCTACCGCCTTTAGTGCGCGTTCTCCTGATTTTCTAGGTGCTCAGGAGCTGTCAAGAACCTTGTGTCAGAGTGAGTAAGCGAGTAAACTGCGCTTAACTGAAACCACCTGACCGCCTCTCGCTAAGTTGGCGGTTCTTCTTGAGAGCGATTCCTAACCGAGTCGCTCTCTTGTTGTCTAAAAACAAAAAAGCGATTCAGATAAGCCGCGCTCGCGATTTGGCGCTTCCCGATTTCTCCACAGATAAAGAAACCGAAAGTTGCGAAAACGCGACTTATCTAAATCGCTATCTGTGTCGTAGTTGCCAGCGCCAACCGGCATTCTCAAAGAACCACTAACCTTTACTACAGATTGAAAATTTACTTTTTGAGCCATCACGCGCCGATCGCTTTCATTGGCAGCACGGGATCTTTTTTGACTGCTTTCTTCCGAGGTTCACGAGCTAGAGATTTCTCTAATGCGTTGTAAGTGTCATCGTGGACTTTCAGTATCGCCACGGCGGTCTCGTGTGCCACAAACGCATCTTGAACAGCCCGCGCCGCGTTGTCTCGACGGTTTCTTGCGTCTTGCAGAACCTGTTCAGCTTTCGACAATCCTCTTTTAGCCATGATTTACCTTTCAAGATTTGAACGAGCGAGAAGCATCCGAGGAGTTTCGAGCCTGGAACTTCTCGCCCGCCGCTCAAGGCCAGTTTCCCCTTCGGCCTAGAGATTGAATCCACCGTCTACGACTCTCACGTAGCAGCGTCGAGCTTCACTAATATCAAGACACACGCCGTCGCGTCGGTGGATTACATTTGCACGAGGCCACGTCGCTCGTTGACTCCCGTCTTCGCCGTCACTGCTCACGCAAACTTAACTTTTCAAAGATTTAGAGAGGCGCATATCCGAGACTCGCAGTAACTGACATACGCCCTCGTTTCAGGGAAAAGGAGCTTACCTACTCCGTCCTGAATAACATTGAAGGACTTGTTTCAGGTGTCACCTAAGTGTCCCCTCGCCAGCGTTACCGGATGGCGAGTCCTTCAAACCTAAGCGGCTTTACGTCCCCAAACGTACTCGCTCATAAAGGCCGCGCATTCTTCCAGCTCTTTTTGAATATCGGCTTCCATGCCTGGATAACGGTAGACAGGCAGTTCGTGGTATTCCTTGATCGTCCAGTCCGTTGCGCTATCCTTGCTTTCGCTGCCTACAAAGACTCTGTAAACAAACTTGAAGCAGTTGAACATCATCAGGTAGCAACGCCACTGATAAGAGTCTGCAAGGCGTTCAGCGTCGAATCTGCCCGACAGTTTGTAGTCCCCGATCTCGTTACCGATTACGTCTACCACGCCAACCAAAGTGACTTGACCTAATGGCGTCTCGATCAGCATCTCGCCTTTGAGTTCACGTACCGGAGGTATGGACAATTCAATACTTCCAAGAAACTCAAACGAGAATCCGTCTTGCACTAACTCAACACCTTCAAACTCATCGGGCATAGTCTCTAACGCCTTGTGTAACGCGCTGCCGGCCATCATTGCGGGGGAGGGCTGCGTCTCCCTGCGTAGTTGGGCCAAACAGTCTTCCAGCGTCACATCCTCTTGCGACTTGTAGCGTCGATAACACTCAAGATCGGAGACTGAGATACGGAGCGGCGTCATACCAGCATTCCCTCCGCGGACTTGCTTTCAACTCGTGCGGTGAGTTCGGTAATAAACCTGTCCGCGCCATCCTTTGAAAGCTCGTCAACCTTCACAAAGGCCATCGCAAATAACTTTCCCGCTTCTTCATCGGGATCGCTTATTCCTAACTCTTTGGAGAGTTCAACGATCTTCGTGATCTGCTTCTTAGTGGCTCCGTCCTTCGTGGTCATAGAAAGCGGATTGAATGCGCCATTGCTCTCAGGTTCAGGTGTCGGTTCAGGCTCGTCAGCAACGAACATCTTGTTTTCATCCTGCTTCCAACCGTGTGCCTTACCAGTCTTCAACCACAGCCGCCCGATATTCTCTTTTGCACCATTAGCCAGTTCGCGCACGTCAGCAAACAAGGCGTTAAGAGCCTCAGGTGTCTCAGCCGAATCGAACTTGATCTGCCATTGGGCCAATAGTGTCGCTTGCTCTTGCTGTGCAGACGTTAGCTTGTTTAGTGACTGCTTGACCTGAGTGATTACGTCGCCAAGAAAGGTCGGATTGTCCGCAGTCTTGGGAACCGGCAGCTCCCCGAGTTGACCTGGATTCTTACCGAACGCTGTATCCGATGGATTGAAGTTCAGGAAGCGTTGACCGTTGCGGATAAACAAGCGGCCCATAACATCAGCCGCCTTGTAAATCTCATTCTTCGATCCACCCTGAACATCGATCCGCTCGATCATCTCGTCGCCATTCTTCTGCTCGTCACAGTGCGCGAGCATTACAATGTCCAGACCGAAAGAACGAATCAGTTTAGTAAAGGAAATGAAGCGAGACTTGAGTTCGCCAAAGCCCTGCAAGGTAAGTGCGCCCCCCGCACGTCCGAGCTTGGGATTCTGACGAATGATGTCAGCCGTAAGAACGTCTAACGCTCGTCCCGCTGTGTCGATAACGACTGTCTTGTAAGACTTGAGATCGTCAGGGGAAATACTGCTTACGTCTTTCCATACTCTTCTTTGACCAGACTCATAGCTAACGACCGCGCGCTGTATGCCTTCCTCGAAGCGACGTAG